GCCCATGATAGGTCTCCCAGGATAATTCTTGCACCTGAAAACTTTCGAGAGGCTGTCCCTCCCAACCACGATAAACTTCCCGTGAGCTTGCGAGGAGCATTGTAAATTCTTCTCACTGTTCCCTGTGCCCAAGTCAAAGTACCAGCTTCCCTTCTTCCTCCGGCGACCTTCCTTACAACCGTTCCCGTAAGAGGCATCTCAATCTCCAAAGACAAACATTTTCTTTCCCCAGTGGGCACACTTCACACCGCCATGAACCCACACCTCGAAACCAGCATCACGTGCACGCTGGCAGTACCCCCAATCTTCAGAAAGATATTCCTGATTATAGATAAAAGGCATATAGAGCGCCCATGCCTTGTCTCCGCTAACATTCCGCTTGTAGTGCAGTTCGGGATATTTCTCAATCATCCCCTCGACAACTTTTCTTTTGACCATAAAACATCCAGTCGAGACATATATAGCTGGCGTCAAAAGTCCATGAACCAAAACATCGTTCCATGACGGACCATCCACAGGCAACCGGACTGCGGCAACTGGATTATCCTGCTTCAGCCGATATATCCCCGCCACGATGTCCTTATCAGCCTTCGCAAGCGTGGTCAACGTGTCGGGTGCAATTGACACATCGTCATCAATCGAGAAAAGATAGTCCGCCCCCTTCTGCATGAAGGAAACGAGGTCGTTGTTTCTGGCACGGTCAATCAGGCTGTCCCCCATCTGTGGAGGAAAAACTGTATCAAACCCATGTTTGGCAGCATCCCTCATGGCATCCTCTATCGAAAGAACGGTCGCCCACTCGGGATTCCGATTGCTGCAACAGGAGATGAAGATTTTCTTTTTTTCTTTCCCAAACATAAAACCTCACGTCTTATTAAAAGTGTTTCCTCCAATGTCCCTCATCACTTCCCACAGTTCAACAGCGTTGCGAACCAGTATGACATGGAGCCAATGAATCTTGTTTCCGGTTCCCTGCTTTACATACTGCTTCATCGTTACCGATACTGCTGTAAATCCTGCCCAGAAGCACTCGAAAAAACTCTCCTCGCTGAATGCCCTGCAATGGGTCGGATCGCCCCACGCATCGGAAGAAAGATAGTAAGGAACGATGACATTCAGCACTCCCTTATATTTAATGATCCTTGCCAACTCCCTCTGCATCGCTCTGAGATCAGGCAAATGCTCAAGAATGTGAGAGGCCCATACCATGTCGAGAGAGGCCGATTTGAATGGAATTCCTTGCCGAATGTCAGCCATGACGTTGCACGGCTTCGTAATGTCAAGGTTCACCCAGTCCTTTGAGTACCGAAAATCGTTCCCCGCACCAAGATTCAAATTCACTTTATGCCTCGGCACTTACACTTAATTCATAGGTAAAAGCAACGGTGTCGTTCGCAATCACAACCGGCGCATTGGGCACAAGGTTCCTGTCCATCATGGTTCCACCTGTTGCAACATTGAACAGACCCTGCTCCTGAACGGTATAGCCTGCCGTAGCTGTGATGGTGGCTATGGACTGATAAACTCCAGCCCCATTGTTCTGCTGATTTCCCGCTACCCTCGTCTCCCTCGAATTATTGAGGGCAGTTCCAGCATTCGATTCGGCAGCCGAGTTGTCGCCCATGTCGTGGAACCTGAAGTTGGCGAAAGCCGTATTAGTAGTTATCAGGGAGGCAACCAGATAGTTGGCAAACGCCGTCGTCACCTTCTTGCAACTCACCAGCCCGTAGTCGTCGCAGTGCCAGATGTACCCCCGCTTCCTGAAGACCTTCACCCGCAGAAACCCTAACAACTCGAGGACTCCCGCCGGATGAGTGTGCCGGATGGCTTCGTAAATCTCCGCCTGCTCCACGCCCTCGGGAATGATGCCCCTTCTGACCAGCCGCCCTATTTTGTTGAACCGGACATTACGACTGAGCCTTTTTGTGATATCCTGAAACATTGTCGTTCCTCCTCTCCTGCCAGCTTCCTTCTGACAAGCTCCCTCTTTTGGATTTTGTTACTGAGCCTTCTACCTCGAATATCGAGGACATAATTCCCATCCCTGACCGCCTTTAAACGCCTGGGACAGGGATTCCATATTCTTAACAGCCCGATGAGGATCAGGTATAAGATTCTCCAAAATGTCTTTTTGGGTTCGTAAAGAGTCATAGATCGCTCCTGTAATTTTTCTTTTGGCAGATGCCAATCTTTTAACCGTTCCGCCCACCCATCCTACGGCTCCGGCAACTGCTCGCGGATAATTTGTGGGGTCCACCCCATATTCCCCCGTTGGTAAAGAAGAAGAAAAATTCGCTGTCCAACGAGCAATACCTTTAGAAATACGAAGTTCGTCAATCCAACCATTAAAATAATAGAGTCCCGCACTAAACGCACCTATGTAAAGCGGCTGAGCTAAATTTCCTAAATCATTTGTACCAATTACAGTTGTTCCTGTAAGGGTTTGAGATACTCCATCTATATATATATTTAGTGATGTTCCATTCCTTACAACAGCTATGTGATACCAAGTATTTATCACCCCACCCCAATCATTAGTCATTATATAATCTGCTTTTGCCACTCCGCCAACTGCGGCATAAAATCCAAGCTTATTACCACTATTGTTTCTATAAATACCCCACATATTATAACCACCACCATCGTCTTGAGCAACTAAATAGTCGTGGTCAGTTGGTAGTGCGAGAAACCTCACCCAAAAATCTATAGTAAAATTGCCTGCCGCAAAATACCAATCATCACTATCAGGAGTAGATAAATAATCTCCATCTCCATCAAATAACCCGCTTGCTTCACCGAATTTGGATTGGGCAGTGTCTATCTGGGCATTCCCATACGCAGTCCAGGTATGAGTTCCGCCAAAAGCCCCATCGGTGAATACGACAGAAGCATCGGCCCCGTTCATGTGGAGTAAAGATACAGTGTAAGAATCGTTACCTGCCATATTTTAAATCCTTTGGCAAAATTAAATTGGGAATGACAATCCCATCGAGCCCTGGTTTATAGTTGGTGATTATATTCTTAGCTGTCTTCACCAAATGCAAGGCTAATTTTTTGTCGTTAAAAGAACCGTTGACAAAAACCCTACCATCCGGGGACATAATAATAACCAATTGAATAGGATCTCTATTCATTAAACTCTACTCCCTATTGAATCTTGATCTGCGGCACACCAGCCGCATCACGAAAAAAGACGATTCGTGACAATACCGCTTCAAGTTTTTCGATCCAGGTCATTGGTGCTCCCGTTCCCGCAAACTTATTTTTTAGAAAGGTATTAATAGTTGCGATAACTCCCCGCCGCTGGATTTCATCTTCAGGATTGCCAGTCGAGTCCACAACCACATCCAATAGGAACATCCCTTCTCCGTGAATAGTCGAATTCTTCCAACTATCCACACCCTCAAACAGTAGGAAATAGTAATTTGCCACTCCCATCCCACTGTTAGTAGAAACATCAATTATAAAATCGTAATGCTTTCCGACCTGATCAAAACCGATAATAAGATTTCGTCCTGTGTTCATAGGTTCTCCTTTCTACGACTTTGAATGATTAAAAAGCATTTCCCTTGCTTTCGCCATCACGTCCCCCACGGTTATAGACCTCATGCACTCGTTGGACTTGCAGACCTGAAAGGCCGACGTGTCCTGGCACGGGACACACTTTTGCCCGGCCTGAATAATCCTTGATCCTTTCCCCCTTGGAGCATTCTTGGTAGGCAAAGTCGGCCCGAACATGGCGATCAGCGGCACTCTAAGAATGTCGGCGACATGCATCAACCCTGTGTCCGTCGTGACGAGAAGATCAAGCTGAGAGATTACTTTCGCTGTCTCCAGGATGCTCAGCTTCCCGGTGTAGTCCGCCGTCATCTGCACGTCCTTTGGAATTTCGTTCTCCCTTCCAAGCCCCACCAACGATCCTCCAAAATACAGATTGAGGGATTCAGAGAGTCCATGGAAATGCGGCCATCCCTTCTTATCCCAGTAGTGGGTCGATGTCCTGAAGTACCCGTTGCACAGCCCGATGATCGGCCTTGGGAGGTCAAGAATCGGTTTGTCAGCAAGAGGGAAAATTACCTGCGGAACCGGCCCCTCGTATCCCATGGCATACGCTATGTCCATGTAGTGGTCGGCCTCATGCACCATGGAGGACCTCCAAGATGGTTTGGGGGTAATCCTCTTCTTCATGTTGCTGAGGAAAACATAGAGTACATCGGATTGGACTCCATGCACAGAGAGATACCAAAGATCATATTTCTTCTCGTCTATCCTGTCTCTGGGCCAACTCAAGACCTTATTGACAACCGGCCACGCCTTGCAAAGCTCTTCCACGGCTTCCCTCCGACTATCCGACCATTCATCGGTTAGGCAGATGTCTATCTGTTTATTCTCCGTCATGGATGCGACTGCTTGGAGTGCTGGCATCATCATGCAATAATTTCCACAACCGTTCGAAAAGTACGCCAAAGCTTTCAATTTACCCCCATATAAATCATGTCTGAGAATTTCGTTTGATTCTCAACTAAATATTTTGGGAATGTGCCATCGATGGAACCGTAATAAACGATTCTATTTTCGGATCTTCCCGAAATATGAAGACCCTCGTTTACCATTCTCGTTATTCTTTCCCGACCCAGAAACTTAGAGGTATCCCATTTTCTGTCGGGTCTATGAAAGGCACGGGCCTTCTCGATGATCCTGTCAATCCCGCCTATCCAACTGAAATGCCATGAGGCGTTTTTCATCACCGTGGATCGTCTTTTCGCACCATTATTTTTTCCATCGTAGATCACTCCGACTCTCAGGTCATGACAAGTCTTGTAATGGGACAGCAGATCCCCGTATCGACATGCGACCGGAGCAAGGGGGTAATCCCTAGCTGCAAGACCATTCAGATAGTAGTAATAGAGCCAGGCCTGCATCAGGACGGGCCTTTCCATTTCTTTCAGCATCGGTATCTTTGATGCCCTCGGTATCTCATCGGCATCCGAGACTATGATGATGTCGTCGTCCGTGGCCTTGTCTTTTATCGCATCGAGGATCATATTTCTCTGCTTGATCTCACACTCCTTCTCGGAGAGATGCGGATACGGCATCGTCAAGGAGATAATCTTATCAAGGAACGGTTCAAACAAGTCCCTGTTCTCAGCGAAGTAAAGGGGCTTCTTCGTCCCCCTTCGTGTCGCATCGGATTCAACGAGCACAAAATAGTCAACCACATCCGAAAGCTCATGCAGCCTGATATCAAGCAACCGAAGCTCATTGAAGAACGGGAACGTATCGAAGACTTTTGGCATATTTAATATTCTCCCCTGCCTTTTAAGTTTTCATTTGGAACTGCAATGCCTCGTCCACTTGCGGCGAGGTAGTTTACAGCTTCCTCCATGTCGAATTCTCCGACTGCCCAAGGTGCCTCATCAGGGGAATCACCATCACATCCTTTTTTTGCAGGAGACTGCAATTGGGGGAGGCTGAGCCCTTGTTGAACCGGGACTGGCTGAAGCACCCCGTGAACCACACGTCCATGTTGGAACCCTTTCCATTGTCGGGAAATCCAGTTTTTTGGCCGTCCGGATTGAATCTTGGAACGGGGCCTATCGATTTCCAGAACGACTTCTCGGCGATGGCGTTCTGGAATGCCTGGGAAGATTTGAGCATCACCGGATAGCCCTTCCATTTGATCTTTTCCCTTACCGGATGCTCTGGGGAGTCGCAGCCGGAAAAGAATCCGATGTTATGGGTCCCCTTCAAATCCTGGTATGCCTCGGTCAATATTTGAGCCCACAGGGGGTCTAAAATCTCAACATCGTCCTGGTGGTAGCAGAGATACGGGAACTCACCGTAAAAGGAATTGTAGGCTTCCACCTCGGCCCACAGCATATCAAATCCGTACCGGATTCCGTTTCTTCGCTTGCTTAGAGTCATATGGACAATATGCTCATCCTTCAGGCCCATCAGGTATTCAGGCGTCCCGTCGGTCGAGCAATCGTCTATGATGAAAAGCCTGTATGGAATTACAGTGGTCTTCTCAAAAAGGCTATCAAGGGTCTTTTTGAGAAATCCCTTGCGGTTGTAGGTGGTCAGGATGATATCTATCAAAACTGGTACTCCTTCCCACAAAAAAGGCATAGTATTCTTCTTAGACCCTTGTATACCCCGTGAAGATTAGAGCTTGCATGACAAAGAGGACATCGAACTGCCTGGGATGTGAGCCACTCATCAAACTTCCTTGGATCGATCGTATTTACTATGATTGTCATTTTTCAATCATCTCCATTAAAACCGATCAAGCCCGTACCGATCAGACAATTCATCGGTCATTTTGATCCTCTTCGCCCACTTCTCACGGGTCAATGTCGGCCTTGCTGAAATCGAGTTCCCTGAGTTCGTTGTGATGCAATAGGCCCAGTCAATCTCATTTGCCTTGATCCTATCCTTGCGCACGTCAGATATAAATCTCGTGTGGTTCCTGCAAAGATATAGCCAGCACGGTAAATCATTTCCTTCGATCCTCATCCTGATCGCGTTGCAGGTCGTCGAGTATCTGTAGTTGTACTCCCCGACCTCCCCTGTCTTAGCGTCGAAGATATGGCAGCGTCGGTTATAAACGGCCTCGAATCCCTGGTCTTCCAGCTTCAGGATCGTCTCAACCATGTCTCTGGAGAGCATGTCATCGCTGTCCATCCGTAGCATCCAGAAATCCTTGATGTTGTTTTGATATGCCCACTGCCCGGCCATTATCGCCGAGTGGGCGGTCTTGCGACCCGAGTCTTCTCCCTTCCCGCCATAGGGGTAGACGATCCTCTGCCCCGGATCGTCGAGGTTCGCGGGAAATCTTTTCCAGTAATTCGTTTTCTGACATTCCGAATCCACAACCATCGGACACCATTCAAGCCACGGATATCGAAACCCTTCAGGGATGTCGTGGCAAGAAATGAAGAGTCTGAACCTCTTGTCCGTTTGCCTGTCCAGCGATCTAAGGAAAGCCCCCAATGTTCTCCTCATCATTCCCTGGTCGGGATATTGTCGAGTCGCCCCGAATTTTGAAGTGATAAGGATCATATCAAGCCTTTCTCCATGACTCCTGGAAAATACGTTTCAATCCATGTGGGATCTTTGACCCTTTCACTGTGGCCCGGGTTCAACCCATGATTCCAGCTCGTCAACTGATCCGATAGCCCTTTCGGGCACAGGATTTTCGCTTTATCGTCCTTATAAAGAAACGATTTTGCCCCAAACGACATCAAACGCCTATGGCTCGCCCCGTCAAGTCCGCTCTTGAGGCCTGGCGGATAGAGTTTCCAATCGCATCTATCAAGGATTCGTTTCAATACCAGCCTCCCCACTCCCATCGGCTCCCCATATCTCGGATGGGGATAGAAATATCGAATGACCTGCGGGGGTCTCGCCCCTATTAGGCAGAAAAACAGATGATCCGGCCCCACAATGTCATTTCCATCCAAATGTGCCGCCATCTCCTCGACCCAATTTTCGGAAGGCCAGTCATCAGAGCCTATTCCCATGATTGCGTCTGGATTATATTGTCTACAGTGTAGAACGGCGGCCTGGACTTTGGTACTTAGAAATTTATTCTCCCACTCCAGATAATCTAAGTCATTCCTCAAAGCCACTTCTCTGTCCTCATCGCAACTCCCGACCGCCACTATTGTACAAGGGGGCAAGGTCTGGGATTTGAGCCTTCGGATCGTCTCCTCCAATATTGAAGCCCGTTTGTAAATCGCCATGAAGACGCATATTTTTACAGTCATAGAATCTCTTCTTCGGGGACGTTCCCGATCTCCCTCGCTGGGGATCCCATGACGATGATTCGGTCTGGCACGTCCCTTGTGACAATGCTTCCCGCGGCCACGAGTGCATTCTCCCCTATTACAACCCCCGGCATGATGATGGCCCCCCCTCCGATTCTTGCGGCCCTTTTTATAATGGGAGGATCGTATTTTCTCGGAATCTTCCGACCGTAACTGATTCTCCTTGTGTTCATCGTTATAACCCCAGGACCGAAAAATACCTCATCTTCGACCGTTATTCCCTGCGTCATGTGGCACTGCGCGTTGATGGTTACGTGGTTTCCAAATCTGCTATTCGCCTCAAAGACTACGTTGTGGCCTATCACGCACCTCTCCCCAAAGATGCAGTTCTCCCTGATGGTCGTGTTGTTCCCTATAAAACACCCGTCCCCGAAGACACACCCTTTTTCAATCACGGCATAGTAACGAACCCTGACGTTTACGCCTAATATCACGTCTGGATGAATAGGATCGTAATCGGGTTCTTCAAAGAGCCGACTATAAATATTAGACTTCGCCGCTTTCGATCTGCTTTTCATAGCATTGCCCCGCACCCACATTGACAAGAACCAACCAGACTATGCTTCCTTCTGATATAGGAATGGGCCTCAATTCTCTCCTTCGATCTAAGCCCGTATTTCATGGTGATTTGATCGCTTCCCTTTATCCTCCTCCATCGGTATCCCGTCTCACCACAGTAAAAAAGTTTCTTCCCGGCCTTGATCGCCCTAAGAATAAACTCCCAATCGATAGACATTTTGAGGGATTCGTCATACCCACCTATCTCCTCGAATAGAGTTCGCTTCGTTGCTCCGGTCGCGTGGCCTATTGAGCAGCGATTCCCGATATGCTTGAGGCCATCCGCCGCAGAAGATTTCTTGACATACGCTCCATTTCCGTCTATGACCTCTATGTCTCCATAAATAAGGTCCGCCTCTGGATGCTTATTTGCAGCCCCCATTAAAAGCTCGACATGATTCGGTTTCGCAACATCATCGGCCCCCAACATGACGATATACTCGCCGGAAGCAAAAGACAGACAAAGATTAAACGCCTTAGCAACGCCAAGGGTTTCATCCTTAAAAATGCTCTTGAATTGCATCGCACCATCGAACGACCGTATAATTTCGGGAGAGTTGTCAGTCGATCCGTTGTCGCACACAACGATCTCCATCGGCCTGTACGTCTGATTGACCAGAGACCGGAGGCAATCGGGAAGCCATCGGCCCTTGTTATGACTGACAACGATGCATGAGACAAGAGGTTTGTTCATGGCATCACCCCGCATCCGCAGCCGCATGGTCCTTGAAGGCCGTGCTTCCTAAATATATAGGAATGATTCCTTCTTCTCATCTCGGAGTTGATCCCGAATTTGATGCTCATTGATTTTCCGTCATACACCCTTCGCCACTGGTGCCCGGTCTTGCCGACATAAACGCATTTCTTCCCCGCCTTCACTATACGGATCATCAACTCCCAGTCCTCGCTAAACTCTACCGCCTCATCGCATCCCCCAAGTTCGTTTAAAACGCTCTTTTTAATGAGTGTGGTCGCATGGGCTATCGAGCAGAGATTGAAAATATGGTTCTGTCCCCCATATCCAGATATCTGGACAATAACCTTTCCCACTGCATTGATCTCCTCAAGGTCGCCATAGAGCATGTCTGCATCAGGAGATTTATCCAGGCCATTCATGAGTCGGTCAATATGGTCTGGTTTATCGATGTCGTCACCGTCGAGCTTCGCAACCCATTCGCCAGTCACTTCTTTGAGTGCAAAATTGAAGGCCCTTGCCGTACCGAGCTTTTCGCCGTGGTGTAGACATTTGAACCACGGGATCTTCGCAAATTCCGAAATGATGATACCCGAACCATCAGTCGAGCCATTTTCGCATACCACAACCTCCAATGGCCTATATGTCTGGGCTACAATCGAGTCCAGGCAGTCCTTGATATACTTTGCATTATTATAGCAAGGGACAATAAAGCTAACTAAGGGTCGATTAAACAATTCCATATGGAAAATCCCATCCTTTCAAAGCGCAGAGTTCCGTGATGATCTTCAAAAAGTTCTCCTTTGAGAAGACCCTCCTGTAATATTCGGCTCCCTCTATATCCAAGGGAGCGTCTATTTTCTGCCGTACCGACTCTGCTATGTCTGACGGAGAATCATCTGCCTCAACTGGATTACAGTAGGGAACAATTTCGGTATAAAAGACATGGCGTCCCAGCGTCTTCATTTCCACCACGGTCTGGCTGAGCCCGTCGTAGTGCATCAATCGGATGTGGACGGAGACCTTCCTGAATATACTCTCTCTCGCCTCATCCTCAATCCAGTCAAGATCAATGATGTTGTCCTGGAACTTTCCGTCAACAACCTTCTTCCCTTTGCCGTGGAGCATATAAATCGGGATGTCATGGATCTGTTTGATGAATGCCTTAGACCGCTCAATATCTCTGGCCTTATGGTCCGTCAGATACATCAAGATTCCGGCGGGTCGCTCAATCCCAATGTCCAGGTTCGGCAAATATGGGGGAATCGGCAAAAAACACGGCGAGGATACTTTTTGTGATAGCTTGCCCACGAGCAGAGGGCTATCAGTCACATGCAGCGCATTGCCAAAATCGGCGCTTGCGTTTTTGTCTTCAACGAATAGTCTCGCATCCATGCCGGTCCAATAGCATATCTTAGGGATACGGTGGTACTTGTGAGCGAAACTAAGGTGCGCCGGCGCCATGTTGAAAAAGAAAAGGCCGTCAAACCTCCCCTCTGGTTTTAGGCATACCTCTATCCCAAACATTCGGTTCAGCCTTTTCGCAAAAACTGAATTGTCATATGAAACGATTTTCCAGATCATTTTTGCCACCTATAAAACCAGCTCTTCAGTTCCGGAACCTCGGTTTTGATTGCCGTGCCCAACCCGGACATCGCCGCGAGTTCATCCATGATCTCATGGGTCAGCCTAAAGGTATGGCTCTTACTGTCTGGATCGGATTCTCCCTTGATGATGACAAACATCGCCAGTATTCCGCCCGATCTAAGAACCCGCACCATCTCCGAGAAAGCCTTCTCAAGATTCATGAAGTGAAAAAGGGAGGCAATGGAGATCACGTAATCAAAACTCTCATCACCAAAAGGAATATCCTCCGCGACCCCTTCCTTGATATTTGGAGTATCTATTCCCGGTTTGGGATCCACCCCGAAATATTCTATATCGGGCGGCAGGCAATTCCTTACGGCCCCATCGGCACATCCAACATCCAAGACTTTTGAGCCTGTAGGGATTTCAAGAATTCCAAGCGCCTTTGTGTAGCTATCCCCTCCAAAGGAGCAGGGGTTCTTCTTTCTCCATTTGTCAAGCTCGATCATTTTGGATCTCCAAATTAGGTCAGTAACCCAGTATCTTCGCTCCGGTTTGGCCATTGCGGTCAACTTCCCCTAAAGATTTTTCCTGAAGACAAAAAGAACATGATCTTCCCCCGTTCGGTCGAAGTCGTTAACGATCTTCTCGCTTTCGACCCGGAATTCGGGGAAGAATATCATGTAATCCTTCGGCCTCCTGAACCAGATGTGGACCTTGTCCTCTTGCCATGTCGATATATTCTCGTATATGACCAGGGGAGATCCCCCTTTCAGCACCCGGCTTATTTCGTCACATATCCCGTTGATCTCCGTCGGAGGAATATGCTGAAGGACCGTCCATGAAAAACATCCCTCAAAAAACTCATTTCCATACGGAATTGTCCTACCGTCATATACTTTGAAATTGCATTTCGGACTTCTTGTTCTTGCCTTCCCGACCGCCCACTCCGATATGTCTACCCCGTGGACATGAGAGCAGAATTGGGAAAGCATCGCGGAAAACCTTCCCACCCCCGACCCGAAATCGAGCACCCGTCTGCCAATGAATATCGGATCAATGATCGCCTTTGCCAAATCAATCGACTCCTCGGTCTTTTTGGAGAATTGCTCTATAGTAAAGGAATTGCACCCAACCGTCTTGTCCCTTTGCTTGCCGTATCGATCATCCCAATACTGTTGGGTTGGATAAACTATCATCATTTCCTTTCGTTCTTTTCAAAAAAATCCTGCCAAGCCAGCCCCATCGCGTGCTTGTCGCCCCTCCTATCGATGGGAGGATTGTTCTTTTTGGGTTTCCGCTTTCTTGGGATTCCCCAGTTAATCATCCTTCTCTCGATGGTCATAGAATCTTGTCAATCTCCTTCCAAAATTGATATGGGGCAGCTTTTAGCCATGCCCTTAATCCTTCGACATCCGTCAAATCTTTTTCCCACGACATATGGCCCGACCTCTCGCTCGATACGATTTTACATCCAGCAAGGGCTGCCTCAAATATCACCCGCTCTCCGGCCCCCCATCCATCGAGGAGATGGACAAGACATTCGAATGCGGAGTATATTTTGGGCATCTCCTCATATGGAACCATATTTCTCTGTTTAACATTCGCACCGTGAACCACTCCGCCGTTACCAGCAAGAACCGTGAAATCCATCCCGGTATGCTCATCAATATAGTCTTGGAGTCTTGTCCACTTTTTGAAATTCCTGAGGTTGCAGATCAAAGCTGTATTGGGCCGCCTCTCGATCCCATCGACCGGCCTGAATATCTCCGTGTCAATCGCCAGAGGAAAAGCGATCCCATCACAACCAAGAGCCTTCCGATGATTTCCAAGATGAACAGGCGAAAGAAATATATTTTGTGCAGAGTTCTGGAATAGCTTCCTTGAGAACTCCGGCCTGTCGAGCTCCCGATGGTCGTGCTCGTATTTGACATACGGTTTCCTGTCCGAGTAAATCGTCTTCAAGATGATCGCCATTTGGGCCTGGCTGAAACTCCTGATGTTGTTGAGGATAATGATGTCCGCCCCGGCAAGCGTCCGCCTAAGTAGCTCCGTGTCCGATTGCGGCGTCAGCACCTTGATATCGAACCCGCAATCCGTGCCAACACGGATCACAAGTTCGTTGCTGATCTCGGCCCCGCCCCTAATCCACGAGTCCTGAACCCATCCCACCGTCTTTTTTTTTACCCCTTTGGTCTCGTAAGTCTGCGGACTGGATACATCCGCACTTGTGAGCGTCCTATCCGCCATGCTCCTGGGTCGCTCGGGTTCCATCACCTGCGTCTCATAGGTCTGCTTCCCCCGCCTGACGATCCTCCACTTCCCGTGGGCCTCTCCGAGCAGCGCCCGCTCGATGCTCATCCAGTCATTGGCGTTCCGGTAGCCCGGGAGAAGGCACTCGATCAGCACCATACTCTTGTCGTCGGTGGTGACCATGTCATGTAGAAGTTCCTTGTTCATTATTCGGGCAGGATACCCCATCTGCTTGCAGTGGGGAGGAATGCCCGTGCTCCCTTCTCAAATAGATTCTTGACAACCTCAAACATATTTATTACAATAGACCAATGAGCGAGTACTACCGCAAGGAGGCAAAATGGAAACTTTAACAAATTCAAAAATGGTTGGAGATTATGGAGTTTCGCTTGCAACAGTTTATTTTTTAGGTAACGGATATCAAGTTCTTTTTCCTTATGGAGATAGGGGCCGTTATGATTTAGTAGTTGAAAAAGAGCGTAACTTTCAAAGAGTTCAATGCAAGTGGACAAAATCAAGAAAACAACCACAAGGGTATTATAGAGTCTCGTTACAATTAACCACAACCCACAAAAAAGAAGACAGAAGCATAGGAAGAAAGGTCGAGTACCAATATACTGAAAACGATTTTGATTACCTATGGGTCGCCACGCCAACATCATGTTATTTAATCCCCTCAAGTGCTATATTCAACAAAAAATCCACCAAAAGAGACATCAAACTTTATCCAAAATGGGATATTTATAGAATATCTTTGCCTCTACCAGAAAGAAGTGAAACTGATAATCATACCAGATTGTCTCCTCGTCTTACCTCCGTTGACAAAGTACTTATACAACGCCTTCTAAAAGAAAATAAATCATATCGTGAAATAGGAAATATATTAAACGTATCAGAAGGATGTATCTCTGCTCAAATTTGTCGCAATAAAGAGTTCTATCGCAGTCCACTCTGAATCTCTAAAATCTCTTTCTCTTGGAACTGCAATGCCTCGTCCGCTTGCGGCGAGGTAGTTTACCGTTTTCTCTTTTTCAGACAAATTGTCTCTGTGATTCTGAAGTTTTGTACTCCATAAATTTCCTGGCGTTTAACCTCATCCACGCCAGAAAGGTGCTATGAGAAAGGAGATGATGATTGCCTTCTATGAGGTCTCCGGAATGTTGCTGAGTATGGAGAAGGCTATGGACACACCAGGCGCGCCGTCCTGCCGCACCACAAAGCGGATCGCCTTCACGTCATACTCGAAGTACCGCTCGGAGCTCATGTCTATGGTCATGTCCTGCCGGATCGCCCAGATGTAGTATCCGAGCTCCCCGCAAACCACATCGCCCTTATTGCCTATTGCCGGAACGTTCCGAGTCCTGATGACCGGATATCCGTTCAACTGAGGCCCCATCCCGGGCTGAAGTCCCGACTCCGTGGTGTCGTAATAAATCGGAGCCCCCGTGGTCGTCTTTTCCTTACGCAGGACGTTAAGAGTTGCCCTTCGGGTCAAATAGTTAATGTCCTGGAAATTCTCGTCAAGGGCCGATTCGAGATTGATGATGTCGTCTCTCTTGACGGTGTTGAGTGTTATTCTCTTGACTGCGTTGATCGCCGGATCACTGATGATCCCGAGCATCTGCCCGGAAGCCCCGGTGCCCGCGACGACCTCGCCCTCGGTTGCATACTGAAAGGCCCTTGTGAAAAGGCCGGTCAGGTAGTTGATGATGTTGATCGAACTGTCCATCACCAATTCATCTGAAATCGGAATCAAGCCGATCAGCTTCTTGGCTTCAAAGGTTTTATAGCTGAAGGTCGGCTTGGTGCTTTCCTTCTCGTAGGCCTCATCGGGGTGCTTCAGCAGAATCCCACCAAAATAGCTACCCGCCGCCTGGGAGAGATAAGGAATCCTGGTCTGGTAGGCCCCCATCGGTATCCTCCAGAGCTTGGGAAGAATCTTGCTCTGCTCTATGGCAAACTCGATGACCGTGGCAAGAAACTCTATTGGAACGATGGCGCCGACATCACCCTCTACAAGTGTGCCGGAAAGCGCCCCCTTCTTGTTCCAATCCACAATCTCCTTGTTCCACTCGCTGAGATTGAAGCCGCTGACAAGAAGACTTCTCGGATCGAACCGCTTTCTCACCAGATTGGCGAACTTCTCCATGATAGGTGAAAGCCTCAGAAAAGGCCCTCCGTTGGAGCCCAGGTAGTCTCCCAATGCCGCTCCGTCCATGACGCCCCTTCTGCCGGAGGAATAGGTCTTGTTGAAGAAGCCGGTATCGATGACCGACTTTCCTTCTTTGTCCATGATCCGTCCGTCGCTGTTGTCGAAGATCGCCTTCGTTTCAGATTTAACAAGCTCCTTTACTTGGTCCTTGACCGTATTTATGGTGCCTTCCCGTATGGCCGCCTCAAGGGCCTCGGTGTTCAGCACCATCTTCCCATCCTTTTCGTTTATCTGAAGATCCATATGCTGTTTCCTCCTTGATTTTTGTTTTTTTTGCCCCGAATTGTTAACCCCAAAAAGAAAAGCCCGTTACCGCCGTTCGAACGGTAACGGGCCTCTCTTGATTCGATTTTGGGGCGTCCCCTCGCTTGATCAGGGCTGGGGACTATCTTCCTACTTCATGCGGCCCTTTCAAGCCGTGGAAAAATTTTCTCCTTGCATTGCTGGAGGGTTAGCTTTTAAACACATTTCCACAACACTTTCCAATTCCAGATTCTTAGAAAGTTCGGAATAATGTGCTATCCAATCACTTCTTTTTAGTCCCTCTGGATTTTTAGCAATACCTCTTGGCATTTAACCTCTTACGAAATTTTCCCCCTCAATCGGTCAAATTCACTTTTTACAACAGCCGGGACGACCTTATTGATCGCCTCAGTTATCTGATCGGAGATGCCCTTCAGGGCTTCCTTGATAGCCGCTCTCTTTTCTTCCTCCGTGATTACAGTGATCTTTCTCGGTTCCGGCGGGTTATCTGTCTTGGATTCGTCCTTCTTGTCTCCTGGCGCCGGTTCACCTATAGAAACTTTTGAACCCTCCTGAAGTTTGGCCGCAAGGCCGTCAAGCTTCGCTTCCATCGATTCGAACTTCTCCCCCATTGTTTTTATGAAATCCATGAAGACTTTCATGTCCTCCGTGGCATCCTTCTTTTTTGGTTCGATTGATTTCAATCCTTTCTTCTGGCGGGCATCATTGATCCGTTTAAGAATCTTTTCGTTGCCCGTCAAAAAGCCTATAATGAAGGAATCATATTCTTCTCCATAATCCCCTTCTCCATCCCCGCCATTTCCTCCTCCGTCCTCGGCCCATGCCTCATCGCTTTCTGCCATCATGATATGCCGGAGCAGACGCTCCGGTTTGGAGGCCACCTCATGGGCATTGTTATAGTCCCAGCCAAGATATTTCATGATGAGCCTTTCGGTAAACTCATGAAGCTTGGTCGCAATGGTATTCGTCTCATCCATGTCTTGTTCAACCCAAATCTCATCTTCCGGTATGAAGTCCCAGGCGTAGTGGTTACCGCCCATAGTAAAATCTACATTGTTTTTCTCCCTGACCTGGTCCCCATCCACTATGACGAACTTGACCGATTCGGCTTGGTCGCTACGGATGGCCTTTTGATCCAAAACCTTTCCTGTTTGATCGATGAATTTTCCACAACTTGGACATTTGATATATCCCATTCCCGCTTCCGATATATCGTTGTATTTCACAAGGTTTTTGCAGCCCTGACAAATCACTTCGTCTCTCTTCTCGCAGATTGAGCAAACGAATGAAAACTCCAAATTCGGGTCGCACGTCTTCCCCTCATTCTCCCCAGACACATCCTCATCCCATTTCACAGCCATCTCCTGCCCGCACTCCCCGCATTTCTCAGAAGCAGGCTCAAACGGCTTGCATTTGTACTCGT